ATGAAAAATCATTCTTATATTTCCATGCAGCAGGATATGCCGGATCAGGGACAGCTGCAGGTGACGGTGCTGGACAGTGCCAGTAACCGTCCTGTGGAAAATGCTACAGTGCGGATCTCGTACACAGGAGTCCCGGATAATGTGATCGAAGAAATCCGTACGGATTCCTCCGGAAAAACGCCCATGCTGGAGCTAGCAGCTCCTCCACTGGAATACAGCATGAAACCGGTGGAGCAGCAGCCTTATGCAGAATATACAGTTCGGATCAGTGCAGAAGGTTTTACACCAAAAGAAGTTGCCGGGACAGAAGTTCTTCCCCATTCCATTGCCAGGCAGGGAGCATCCCTTAGCAGACAGCAGGGTAGTGGAGAGGACTATCAGCGGATCGTCATCGGACCCCATACGCTTTTTGGGGAATATCCTCCCAAAAATCCGGAAGCAGAGATCAAGCCGATAAATGAAACCGGCGAGATCGTATTAAACAAAGTGGTGATCCCGGAGTATATCGTAGTCCACGACGGGCCAATAGGGGATACCTCTGCACAGGATTATTATGTAAGATATAAGGATTATATCAAAAACGTGGCCAGCAGTGAGATCTACGCAACTTGGCCGGAGGACACGATACGTGCCAATGTGTAGGTACATAAAGGCTACCTACACTTACTTTTGCTGGATTTTCGGATAAATATCTAAAGTAAAAGAGATATCATCGCCATTTTTCCATGTATTTTTTGCGTTTTTAGTATAAACAGCCTTTTCTATCAGTTCACGGAGAAATCGGTTCTTTGTAGAGGTATCCCACGTCCAGTAATTTGCGAGAAGATCCTCGCACTTGGGAATAAAAGAGGAACGTTGAAACTGAAGTTCCTGTTCATGTTCAATTTCTTGCTTTAGAGAAAGAATTACTGCATCGCAGGCAGACAGCTCGGCAGCAGTAGCACGGGAGCGTTCAAGAAATTCTTCCGTGGAGTAAATTCCCTGTTCAAGAAGATCATACTGCCTTTGTTTCCTTTTCTTTAAAATATCAATTTCTTTTAATTTCCCTTGAATCATTTTTTCTCTTTCAGAAATAGAAAGAGAATACTCCTGATCGGAAACACTGTTATTTAGTCTGTAGCCATCTACAAGCTCCCGGATTCCGTCAAGAAGAGTCTTTTCAACAAGAGGAAGCTTGCTGCTTATATTGCTACAAGAACTGTAAGGGCACCGGATCAGATCACCCTGTCTTCCATTAGGGGATTTACGAGTCATAACATGACCACATTTTCCACAACGAACAATACCGGCAAGAGGGTTACGAAGAACATGCAAAGAGTTAAGCGGCCGTGCAGGATTTTTGTTTACGATATCTTGAGCTTGCTGAAAGAGTTCCTTTGATACAATAGCAGGATGCCTGCCTTTGACAAGAATATAATCCTGAGCGAAAGGACGGGAGATAGTTATTTGCCCATCCTTTATATGCTTTACTGCTTTCCGACTGTTCCATCGTATCATTCCTTCATATACTGGATTTCTGAGAATTGCCTGCACACGAGAAATGGTCCATAGGCCACCATCCATGGTCTTGATTCCGGAATCATTTAATTTACGGCAGATCTTAGCCATTCCAATTCGCTCACCTGCCACTCCGTGGACATACAAATTGAATATGAGCTTAACGATTTCTGCCTGATCAGGAACAGGCTGCAGTGTCCATCCTTTTTCACCAACAAGTTTTACACGGGAATATCCGTAAGGCGGTTTACTGCCACAATATTTCCCCTCTTTTGCAGAAGATTCGCGACCTGCAGTGAGACGGCGGCGAATGGTCTTGTATTCACGCCGGGACATAAAAAGTCCGAATTCAAAATACTCTTCGTCGTATTCGTTGTTTGGATCGTAAGTTTTAAGTGGAGTAATGATTAATGTGTTGGAGTATTGGAAGGCTCTGGCAACAACACCCTGATCTATAGTATCGCCCCTGGCCAGACGCTCTACTTCAACGACCAGAACACCATCCCACATACCAGATTCAACTTCGCGGAGAACCTGTTGCATAACAGGTCTGGCAGAAATCGTCTCACCGGATACGATCTCTTTATAGATTGCTCCTACATTATAGCCACGCTTTTTGGCAAGATCTAACAGAATCCGCTCGTGTCGGGCGAGAGTTTCACCTTCGCCCCTGGCTTCAGCCTCTCGATCGGCACGGGACTTACGCAGGTAGATACATACATTTAAAAGCTCCATAATATCACCTCGGTTTAAAATATGTAAAAATGGGTACAAAAATAACGACCACACAAATGTTCTGATTGTGCAGCCGCTCCGAAGATGATACAATATTTTTGCGAAATGAGTAGCATCTTCGGAAGCTACATGCCGGTTCCTGTGCCAACAGGAACCGGTTTTTGCTTACTTATAATTCAAGTTCAGATAACTGTGGAGAAATTATTTTGTTTGACGATGCTGAAAAAAAGCTTGATTTCTAGTAATTATATCAACATCAGAAATATAAAGAAAATCTGCATCGTTAGTTACAATTTTTAAATTATAATATTGGGCAAGTAACGCATAATATCTGTCGTTAAAATCGAAAGAGGCTTCGTTATCAAAAAAATAGTTTAAATTTAATTTATCAAATGGATCGTCTATACGTTTTGCTACAGAAAGAATTTGTTTTATAATGATATTCTTTACATCCTGTATGGTTTCTTTATAATCTTCAAGTGGTTTATAATCCTTCTTAAATTTGAACTTTGAAGGGCGAAGATAGTTGTTTTTCATGTAACGATGGTATTCGTTTTGAATGTATGTATTCGAAAACTCAGATAAAAATATTGATGACACAAAAATGTTCGAATGATTTGAAATTGCTTCCGTAAATATTCGTTTATAGACTTGTATATCATCTGAAGTATAAGCACCAAAAGTATAAAAAATGTACATCAAGGCATTACAATCAAATAATAAATTATCATTTTCTGTCGGAGAAAAATAGTTCGCATTAATTATTTCACTCATCAAAAATTTCTCCTTTTAAAAATTGAGATGTATCTTCTGGAGAGGTATAGAATTGCTTAGCACGTTCATTTACCCTTTTAAGAGAAAGCATATCTTCAGGTGACATATGTGTAATTTTCAGATGATCATTTAAAAAATCACTATTATAATGTTTATATAATTGACCAATTGCTGAATTGGTAAAGATAGATAAAATAGTAGTAACTCCAGAAAAATCTAATTCAACGTGTTCGTTATTTGAAAAAGCATTTAATAATTTCTGATAAACAATGTCACCATCAGAATCTAATATAGCTCGCTCGCCGGTTATTTCGTAAACTTTCAAATTAAACATGAGATCCCTCCTAAAATAAATTTGTTATATTTTCAAGTTCGCTTTTTAAAATATAAGTATTTTTGTCCTTTAGATTTATTTCTATAGTAACTATAGTTCCTGGAAAGTTTGAAGATAATTGTTTTGTGAAGATTCCAGTTGGCGTTGATTCCCAATATTCATTACCAGAACATATTTGTAGTTTTCCAGAATTCTTTTTAATAAATTCGTGTAAATACGCCAATCCTTTTCCACCACTTTTTCCGTTTATCATCGGCTTGGTAGAGTTGTCTTCGATTACAGCCCAAGAAATGGTATTATCAGGTGGTGCTTTGTGTAAGAAACTACTGTAAAATTCAATAACATTTTCTTGTATTGTATATCCTAAATTTACTATAGTAAATAATAATTTTTCTTTTGAAGGATAATGTTGTCCACAAGATAAAACTTCTTTGCAATTTCCGTGCATTGGTGCGTTCCCAAAAATTTCTTGAATGTTTAAGCTAATTTGTTTACGCAATCCAGAAGACATCTGCGGAAGTTTAGGATTTGACAAAAGATGATCGTCTACATATGCACCGAATTGTTTTCCTTCGTCAGGTTTAAATATTGAGTAGGATATAGTACTATTATATGTGTCCTTTATAGGATTGATTTTAAAATATGATCCAAAACCATTTTTCCCCCATAGAATGGAAAGTTGCTTTGATAAACTTCCATCGAGGTATTTCAAATTATGGGAAAATTTTTTGCTTTCTATACATACGCCAATTATAGGCAATAGGTTTGCGTCGTACCACTTTAATTGTGAAAAATTAAAAATAACATCACACCTTTGGGTCGAATTTAAAAAAGGGTTTAATAAATCAATTATTTTACAGTATCCTTCAAAGTTGCTATACACATGCGTTGGTAATAATATTTCCATACAATTCCTCTTTTGTGGTTTGTCATTCAAAAAAAGCTTTCAATATACAATTCAATCAGCTTTATGATGATATCTGGTTATTTTGAATATTTGCTCAATAATAAAATCCTTGCATTTATCCTCTATTATAGAATAAAAAAGGTGCTGTCATAATGACAACACCTTAAGATAATCCAAGCAACAAGATGGGCGGCGTATCCATCATCTCAGGTACTCTTGTGAGTGTGTCGGGAGCCTTTCCGACCTTTGCTGCTTAGTTATTACTCTATGCCATCATTATGCATTTATTATAAAACATCAATTCTCATCACAGCCAGCTGGGGAACAAAATAGATCATATAATTATCCACAGCAACATACTGCCCATATTTGGAACGATAGCAGTCAATCACTTCAATGAGATAATCCTTCGGCACATCCAGATACTCAGCCATTTCATGAAGATTTCGGCAGAGGGCTTCATAGGATTTGATGATCCCGATCAGGCCAACCCGGAGGTTATAGCCGTAAAGTCTGGCACGGTATTCCTGCTTCTGGTTCATCACATCAGTTGACTGTTCCAGGATATTGCCAGTAGTGGTGTAGTGGTGACCAAGTTCTTCAGCCAGCACACAGGACTTTTCAGCCTGAGTGTCAATACTTTTTCGAATAGCAATGCGATTGCCACGGATCAGACCATCATGTTTTTGAAGTGGACGTTCTTTTACCGTAAGACCGGCCTGATCGGCAGTAGTTAAAAGTTGTTCGTAGGTCAAATAAATCAGTCCTTTTAATTCAAATTACGGATTTTAAAGACGGATACGCATAACTATGCTCGTACATATACTCAGGAGCACAGTCAATATCTTCGTCCATCCAGGTGACAACTCCATCTACGATTTTGCAGTCTTTGAATATTTTTTCATCAGTTAATGGAGCGAAAGCGGGGCCGTTTAATACTGAAGCATCAAAAAGTCTCTGCTCACCAGTTGAAAAAGTGAGAAGCATCATCATATCATCCAATGGCTTTACTGCAATAATCTGTACATTTTCCGGGCGTTCACTAGCGTAAACAATTCCATTTGAAATAAACATAAAGAATTCCTCCTTACTGTAAAGGCTTAATCTTATCAAAGTGTTCGCCTCTGACAGCTTTGTTCCAAGCTGCATAAGCTTCATCTTCGTGCAGAGCAAGCCAACCGACCAGCATTTTAAACTGTTTTTGCGGAAGCGATCCAGCAAGCAGTTCACCGTCAATACCAACAGAAGCTTTGTATTCACCGTAAGTAACATGGACATGCGGCTTATTATGCTGGACAGTGTCATTAAATAACATTTTAATAACCATCCCCTCAAATCTACTTAATTCTGGCATTTGCATTTCCCCTTTCTATTCCCATTGAGAATCATCGTTCATAATATCCAGATCATGCTGAACACCTTCAGGAGTTTGTTCTACATCTGTTCTGACGTGAGCAGCGAGAAGATCTTCCTCCATCTGTTGGGTGGAGAGAAGGTTCTTTGAATATGTGAAAACTTTTCTCTGGTTGTGTGGCGTAAGCTGTTCACATACTTCAATGATTTCCTTGCATTGAGTAGAATACACTGGTGTTTGGGGTGAATCTATATCATTTTCAATAAGCTGTACAGATTGTTTCCCATCCAACATTTTTAATAAAGCATCAAGTTCTATTCCCATACCAGAAGCAACTTTTGCCATAGAAGGTAGTGTTGGAGAAATTGGACGATTGTTTCTCGGATTAATATTGTTTTCAAGCATAGAAATATACCCTTTACTGAGAGAACAAGCACTTGCAAATTCTCCTATTGTAATGTTATTTCGTTCACGATAATTTTTTATAATATCACCTAATGTCATTGCTTCACCTCGTTTTGTTTAGTATATTGTACAGCATGTTGAAAAAACAGTCAATAAAAATGTTCAACATACTTGACAGGTTATGTTGTAGGTGCTATTATACAAACAGTTCAACATGGTGAACAGAAAGGAGATGATTAATAAATGGGTTACAAGATAAGAGAATGTAGGAAAGAAAAAAAGATGTCACAATGTGAACTAGCGGAAAAAAGTGGAGTATCACGGACAGTTATCTCTGGGTTGGAGTGTGGATCAATTACAACAACTACAACAGATACTCTTTTAAAGATAGCAAGAGCTCTCAATAAAAAAGTAGCAGATATTTTTTTTGAAACATAGTTCAACATGTTGAAAAGCCAAAAATAAACACAGATATAGAAAAGAAGGTGAAGGGAGATAGAAGAAAAGGTGACTGTATCAAAGAAAGTGTGGATATCATTACTTTCAACCATGCTGACATTAGCTACTTTTTCAGCGTGCTGGTGGCTTCATAAAATGTTTTTTCTTATTTTAGTTTGTACATTTTACTCTACAAAGAAGCTTATCGGTGAAGTAATTGGAAACATAAAGTTTGAAGATGAGAAAGCTGATTAGCATTTTATGAAAGATATTACAACAGTATTACAGGAAAGAAGAGTTACAGGACAACCATTGAGGCCCGCAAGGCCGGATAGGAGGGGATTGAGATGCAACAAATAACAGAGAACTCATTAAATGTTTGCGCAAATGGAATTACAAGCGAGGAAATAAGTGAAATTCGAAATTGTATTAGAAGGATTGCCAGGAGAAGAGAGTTAGAAGGAAAGAAAGAACTTAACTGGAGACTGGAACTCAATTCCAGAAAATATGTGCCCCGCAAGAAACGGGACACAAAAGAGAAAATTTATTTAACGGAAACAACACCTTTGAGAAAATGAGCAAGTTTGGCTTGAAGATTACGAAATTCAACAGCATCTTTTTTCATTTCGCGTTTTTCTTCAGAAGTATATGAATCATTCGTGGATTCTTGTTTAATGAATTGAAGTGTATTTGATAAAGCGTTTTCAAGGAGACCAAGCTCTTTGTAGGTGAAAAGCAGAGTACCACACAAATCATCGACCGAATGGCGGTTTGTAGTACTGTCTGGAAGATTATCTAGATCAATAGATTCAATTTCTTCGTAATCAACCGTCTCGAATTCATCAAGGGCATCAAAATGTAATGATTCTGGGAATTCATCATCTGCTGAGAGTTCAGTAATATCAACAAATGAGTAGCCGTCCTGCTTTATTTCGGCTAAACGAGAAAGAAGACTGGAAATATTATAAGTTGCCATAGAAATACCTCTTTTCTTTTTTTTATTAGTGTACCAGCATGGATAATTAAAGAATAGAAGGTGAATGAGTAAAAGTCAATATGAAATGATGTTAGAAACAGTGAAAAAGTCAGAAGGGTGTTGAGGCCCGCAAGGCCGGATAGGAGGAATGGTGAGATGATAACGATAATAATCTCTGCGATTATTTCGGCTATCACAGCAAAAATAGTAGCCACCTACTATTTTGAGAAAGCAGATGGCTACGTAAAAGAAATGTGTGAAATGACAGAAAAGAACAATAAAGAAACGATAACTATTCTACGCAAACTTCAAGAAAACTCAAAACCAAAGGAGACGAGCTGAGATGGAAGGTTTGCTTTTAGACAAAAACCAGTTACAGAATACTTTCTTTCCATAAAGATCCTCCTTTCTTTGATGCTCGGCATGGCAGTGCCTGTATTTACAGGATAGGAGCATACAGCTCGACAGTCAATGAAAGATGTTCGACAATTTGCTTAAATTTTTATAAAGAGGTGGAAAAAATGAACAGATTTGATCTCTTAAAACAGACAAATACAGATCTTGCAGCTCGCATAATTATAGAATTTGGAAAAAGATTCCACGATAATCCAGAAGCTTTAGTAGAACATCTGGAAAGCAAGATAACAGAAGAAGACCTGCGCCGGATTAATGATGCAGGTCGTAAGGAAGGGTTAAGACCGATCGTCTTTATCCCGTAGGCAATAGTAACAGCCATTTCCGTTTGGGCATCCCATCATTTTTGCATAAATCAAACAAGACATATAAGAATTATCCATTCTAATGTGTTCTGGCTTAATTTTATCAATTTTGCATTCTGCTATTTCATTATCCAAGTCGTGAATTTCGCCGGTATTGATATTAAGCAGAAAACGTTTGCCATTAAACGGTGCCTGAGATCTTCGCATAATCAACCCTCCTTCCATATGTACTCGGGTGTGCCAGCACCCTATATATACAGAATAGGAGCGTACTGTCGAAAACACAAGAAAAAGCGTTCGACAAAGTAGTAAAAATTCTATAAACACAATAAACACAATCTTCATACGATAAAACAGGAGGTGAACTAGATGGCAGTTATCAAAGAAATCAAAAATGAATCCGGAGGAGTAATCCGGATCCATGACGACTACTGCAAGAACAATACTCCGGAAGACAACCAGAAGATCGTAGATAACGTATCCCGGATAATTAATGATTACTACATAAGAAAATCCGTAGGGTAGGAAGGAGGATTTGAGACAGAATATCAGAAGAGAGGAGGCGAACCAAGATGCAAAAGAACCTGATTATCAGCATGATCGCAGGCCAGTTTGCAGCGTTACTTCCAATCTGGGACTGGGGAGATAAACTCACATTCCTGACAGGAAGCATCTGCATAACAATCGTGACCATGATCGCGATCACATGGCTGGAGGACAAAACAAAAGCAATAAAAAGAGCCCTCACATCTGCAAATGTAAAGGGCTTAAGTAACTAAGACAAATTTAGTATATCAAATTCACAGGAGAAATCAAGAGGTAAAAAATGATTAAAGTAAAAACAACAGATGGATGCACACAAACAACGTTCGAAGGAGACAGCCATCTCCTTCTGGATGAGCTGACAGTTGCCGTTGCAGCCTTTATGCAGATTCTTATTGAAGATTGTGATGCGACAACCGAGGAAGCTGAGCGGGAAATAAAGAAAAGCTGCATGAGCGGTATCTGTTTCACAGAACACCGATTAAAACACAAAACGAAATAAAAAAAGGCTCAGGCGGTGCAACACCTGAGCCAGAACCAACCGGCCCCTGGAGTAAATCAGTTTACATAAATATAACACCAGGGAGCCGGAAAGTCAAGCATCCGGCGGTTATGTACCGCTATATTTTTAACCTTTTTTTGAGGGGACAAGATCCCCTTGCAGGCTTGATTAAACGTATTAGAGATGAGACGAGGGACACTTTTATGAAGTGTGGGTATATAAGGCAGACCTGGGACTGTGGGAACACCAGAGAAGTAGAAGAAAAACATACAGGAAGATATGGAGCCAGGGGACAGAAAAGACAGAAGAGGAGAAAAGCCACTCCGGAAGAGATCGCTAAACAGAACCAATGGAAAAGGGAACGGGATGTCCGCCGTCTGATTAAATGGAATTTTGGAATAGGAGATTACTGGTTCACGCTGACGTACAAGAAAGGTTCACGGCCGCCCTGGAAACAGATGCAGAAAGATATGTCAAAATTCATTCGAAAGCTCCGGGACAAGTATAAAAAATATGGATGGGAACTGAAGTATATATACCGGTTAGAAATCGGGAAGAATGGAGGACCCCATGTACATATTTTAATCAATCGGAAGTCAAACGATGAAACAGACACAGGCCTGCTGGTAGAAACACTCTGGGAACATGGCCATGCACAGACAAAAAGGGTGTATGACGTTGATTCTGGAGAACTAGCACAGTACATAACCAAGCCGCTGCAGGATCATGAGCCGGAAGATCTGAAACGGTATCACCCGTCCAGGAATCTAATCCGCAAAGATCCAGAAAAAGAAGAGATAAACAGAAGAAGCTTGCTGGACAAGCATGGAAGGCCGCGAGATCCGAAGCCACCAAAAGGCTGGGCGATCGTGCCAAACTCAGTAAAATGCGGAAAAAACAAGATAACAGGATACGCATACCGGCATTACATATTAATCAAAACAGAGAAGAGAAGGGAATAACATGCAGCAAGTAAATGTTTTTATTGAGACAAGCAGCCGGTTTCGCGGAAATGTGGAAAGAAAATGCGGATATGTGCTGTCGACTCAGCTCCGGACAGGGAAAGAGACAAGGGAGCATTTTGGAAGGGTAACTGGAACATATCATCAGGCCATATTGCTTACCATGGTGGATGCACTGGATCACATGACGAGAACCTGTGACGTGTGCTTTTACATAAGCGATCTGTATGTTACAAGTCGCCTGGGAAAGATCACGGAAATGGCCGGATCCGGCTGGTTGGACACAAAAGGAAAGCCGATTGCGAACAGAGAGGAATGGTGCAGACTGTTTAAAGCTATAAATCAGCTTCCGGATCCACACGAAATCACCGCAAAAACAGAGAAACACAGTTATTCCGCATGGCTGCGAGAGGAGATGAAGCACCGTGAATGTGGAAGAATACTGGGGCAAGGGCTGGAGCCTGCGCCCGGAACAGGACATATTAACAATGGAATGTCTGGGTACCATTACTAAATCAGGTACCCGGTTTACATACTACAAAGACGAAAAAGGAGGAATATGGTTTGATGATGAACCGATCGGAGGAAAACCAGAATGGATGCAGAGAGCAGACAAGGAACGAAGACGAAGGCATAGACGGCATTCTTGAGGAATTAATGGCACATGTCTGCGATGAATTGTGCAGGTTTCGAGAAGAAATGCAGGGAGATTTGATGGACAGGATATGCGGACGTTGCGGATTACAACAGTATACTGACAGAATCCGGGAGGAATATGAGAAGATCAATAACTTTGATAAGAGCCAGACCGGTCAGCTTATGAACAGATATCGTAAGATCACACTCTGCAAAGACTGCAGGTACAGAGCTAAAGGAAAGTCAGGATATCACTATTGTAGAACAGGGTTTGGCCTTCCAGTTGTACCGTTGAGAGAAAATGATGGATGCAGCAGGGGAGAGGAAAGATAAGGAGGATATCATGAGAACAATAGCAATCATCAATTTAAAGGGCGGTGTGGCCAAGACCACATCAAGCATTAACATCGCATACATACTGATGCGGAAAGGATACAAGGTGCTTCTGGTTGATAATGACAAGCAGGGGGACTGCTCACGTGGAATGAACCGCCGTACCCAGGACGGGGAAGGAATCGACCGGATCATGGTAGACCGGCATCCGGATATGGAAAAGCTGATCAACAAGACTGACTATCTGCACCTGGATATCATCACAGCAAACCTCGGTCTCCTGACTGCAAACATGGAAGTAACCATGGACCGTGTACGCCCACAGCAGAACCGGTTGAGAAAGGCGCTGCAGCAGGTAGCCGATAATTACGATTTCTGCGTGATCGATAATGCTCCGGATATCAATGTGTCGGTGATCAACGCCCTGACTGCCGCAGACGATGTTCTGATCCCGGTAGAAGTAGATGATAACACGCTGGAAGGTATGAACGAGCTTCTGGATCAGATCGATGATGTAAAAGAAGAATTGAATCCGGATCTGGAGAACGTCCGCTGTTTCGTGACAAAATACCAGAAATTCAACCAGGCACACCTGCAGGGAGCGGAGATCATCGAAGAACAGTACCCGATCATGAGAACGAAGATACGCTTTTCTGGTGTAGTAGCAAGGAGCACATTTGTGCGCATGCCTGTAGCCTTGCACAGTCCCAGATCAGCGGCAGCAGAAGACTATGAAACCCTTGTGAATGAGTACCTGGATATGATTGGAGATGAAGACGATGGCGAAATTTGATCTGAAAGGACTTCTCAATGACAGATCAGTCCCGGACCGGCAGCAGGACCAGAAGATCGTATACCGAAATCCAAAAGATCTGATCCCGTCAGAAGAAAACTTCTACAACACAGAGAAGCTTGAAAGGCTGAAACAGTCGATCAAGCTTCTGGGGATCCTTCAACCGCTCCTGATCGAGAACAGGGATGGGAAGGATTACGTTATAGCCGGCCATTGCCGCCGGAAGTGCTGTATCGATCTGCTCAATGAAGGAAATGACAGATTCAGCCGGGTCCCATGCATATATAAGACACACTCCGAACTGGAGCAGGATGCAGGCAAGGAAGACGATATAGTACGCCAGATCATGATCATCCAGGCGAACTGTTACCGTGACAAATCCGACTGGGAAAAAATGACAGAAACGCTCAAGATGGAAGGCCTTGTGAAAGAACTCCGTGAGAAATCACCGATGGAAGGAAAGACAAGAGACATCCTGAAAGACCTGATCGGAACATCCGGCGGCCAGCTGGGAAGATACCATGCGATCAGCACAAACCTCTGTGAGCAGCTGATGTCAGAATTTAAAGAAGACAGGATCAAGATTTCCGTGGCCTATGAAGCGTCAAAACTCAATAAAGAATATCAGAAACAGGCTTGCGAGTTATACGAAGAAGCAGGGGTCTTGACACTGGATGATATCAGAGACCTGTACCGGCAGCAGGAAGCAGAGAAAGGCATTCCTGGCCAGATGACCATCGAAACAGCAACCGGCCAGAACAGACCTCCGGAAGATGATACGGAGATTCCGGCAGAGACACAGATTGAGCGTTTCTATGAGAGCACAAACAAGAACATGAAGAATTACATCATCCAGGAAGACAAGAACATGACCATCTTCATGCTTTCGAACTTGTACGGATCAGCACGTGTTCGAAACGGACACCTCAATTACCGGGGATCAACCGCCGGGATCACCTTTAATCCAGGAGGGGTATTTGAACACGAGCTGTCCTGGCAGTCCCTGGCCAAGATCCTGATCGGGAAGCATGGGCATAAGAAACCGGTCAAGATGGTACCTGTAGATACACCGGACGAAAAGCAGCAGGAATATTTTGCTGAGGGCAACAAAATGTCAGACCATTCAGGCAAAGCCGCCACATTGCCAATCATGAAAAATAATGATCAGAGAAAAGAATGGCTGAGAAACTATAAAGCCTGGGGAGTGTGGTACGAAGATAAAAACATCGGTGTCAAGTACTACAAGTACGATTTCGAAAACGGTGCCCGTCTGATTGCTGAAGAATATGAACCGGATTCGCGCAATCAGAACAGTTGGTGGGTATCAAATTTGACGGAATCGCACTATATGCACCTTGTTGGAGGTCCGGAGCCAGAGCATAAGAACAACATACCGAAATGGACATATCATACACGATACAACAAATTTCCAAATTCAGAATCAGAGTTAGTTGAATTCTTGAAGGAATTACAGAAATAAGGGTGTTTTCGAAAATTCGATTAACATATATAACTTGCCGCATGAGCCTGTCAGAAATGCGGCAGGGGAAAGGAGGGTGTCCGATTCGGACACATAAAAAATGTTATTTCCAAAGACAAAAGCAAAAACAAAGAAAAAGAGGATGCGCCATCCGGCCAGCATCCTACACGATAAAAGCAGCAGGACCTGTTACCTCTGCGTAACACTTCACGATAACTGGAACGAACACAGGATCCTGGATGAACATCACATATTCGGAGGGCCCAACCGGAAAAATTCTGAAGAGTATGGCCTGAAAGTATACCTGTGCCATGACCATCACATCTACGGTCCAGAAGCAGTGCACAACAACGCCCGTATCCGTCATGAGTTACAGCGGACAGCACAGAGACTATTTGAAAAGCAGCACAGTCACAAAGAATTCATGGAGATATTCGGCCGGAATTATTTGGATTCGGTAGAGATAGGGGAAAACAATGAGAAAGAGGATGAACCTGTATAAGGTAGTAGACCAGAACGGGAAGCAAGTATTTGACGACTTGTTGATAGCCAGACAGGTCACAGAGAAAACCGGATGTACAAAGAATAATGTAGCCCAGGCAGCAGCCAATTTCGCTCTTGTGAATAAGAAGTATCGAATTATCCCGGAAGACATCAAGCTGAGTAAAGCATTAGATGTTGAGCTCCTGGCGGAATGGGACAGATACCGGAAGTGGATGTTAAAGGCAGCAGGGAGGATGAAGTGAACAAGAGACAGAAAAAGAAACTGTTCAACAGAAAATGCGGATACAGCATAACAGGATGTCAGAGAGAAGCTTTTGTGTTTTTGTTCCAAGTGTTTACCGGGATAGGAATGACAGAAAAAAAGTGGGAAAAAGCAGAAAAGATACTAAATGCGTTTATTATAAGCAAAGCGTATGACCGGAATACCAGAAACGTAGAGAATTTTAATCGAATCATAGCTGAAAGGAGAAAATGATGGGAAACACATGTAAAACCTGTATCAACAACGATGATGGTCTTTGTGATCGCAAAGGAATCCTTGTAGAAGATGAAGATTTCTGTGAGCATCACTGGGCAGCAGGAAAGAAAATCAGAATGAAAAGACATGAGAAGAAAATAGATATCACACCAGAACTGATGCTGTCAGCATATAACACACTGATCCAAGGGTGTAAAAGCCAGCCGGCCAGTGAAGATGGAACTTGCAGCAACTGCATCTTGTATCAATACTGTCCAGGTACATCAAATCTTCTCCCAGAAGACTGGAAGGAGATACACTATCCACACCTGGAAGGAAACACACTGCATTACATAAAAGCCGGTAAGGTCAAGCAGATTGTATTTGCCAGACGGGAAGATGCAGAGGAAAGGCTTGCGGAAATGAAAGAAGGTGTGAAATGAGTTATAAGAACAACGAAGGATATCCAGATCCGACAGCTGGAAAGGCAGTCCGGTCAGCAGGGAGGATGCCGACGCACATCTATAATGCCTTTTGCGTTCTGAACAATACAGCAGGTCTGCTGGGATTAGAGATTACAGGACTGAGGGATAAAAAAAACAGGTCGTGAATGGCCACAGAGGAGGTGAGAATGATGTGGGTAATATTTCTTGGTTCCGGTATGGTGTTCGGAATCGCAGCCCTGGTGCTGGCCTGGATTGGAAGCAGAGTGATCCTGTCGATCAGGCGGCAGCAGAAGAAATTCGAGATTGAAGATGAAACATACAACAAAGTAAAAGAAGCTATCAAAGAAAAGGAGAACAAAAATGAAAAGTAAGATTATTATCGGAATCGTGGCATCAGTAGCAGTTCTTGGCGGAGGATACACAGTATCAAGAATGGATTTTATCGGCACAGGCAAAGTCGGCATTGTTTATAACTATAAAGACGGAGTACAGGACACAGTACTCACCCCGGGAATGCATTTTATCGCACCGATGAACAAAGTAAAGGAATTTAGTACCAGCAATGAGATCCTTGTCCTCACAAAAGATAAAAGGGACGGCAGTAAAGAAGATGAGTCTTTCAAAGTAGCCACATCGGATGATGCCAGCATTGCAGTATCTTTCCAGATGAGTTACCGATATGATCCGGACACGGTGATTGATACATACAAACGTTTCAAGGGAATGGACGGAGAGGATATCATCGAAAACCGTGTAAAAACTGTTCTGAAATCAAAAATCTCGGAGATTACAACGAATTATTCCATGATGGACATCTATTCCGGAAACAGATCCGAACTGAACAATGCCATTACGGAATATCTTAACAAGGATTTTCATAAAAAGTACGGCATTGAAGTTCTGGACGCTTCCATCGTGGATGTGCATCCGGATAAAAAGCTGAAACAGGCCATTGATAATCGTGTTACTGCCCTGCAGGAAAAACAGCAGGCGCAGGCAGAGCAGGAAAAAGTAAAAGTCCAGAAGGAAACAGAGAAACTCCAGGCAGAAGCGGACGCTCAGATCGAACTGACCAAGGCAGAGGCAGACGCAAAGAAAGCTAAGGTTAAAGCAGCAGCTGAAGCAGAAAACACAAAAACCAAGGCAAAAGCACAGGCAGAGGCTAATAAAGAACTTAGTGCATCCATCACGGACGAGCTGATCAAGATGAAGGAGGCAGAAGCTCACTACAAAAATGGCTGGGTTACAGTCCAGGGAGCGGATGCCGTGATCGCGGATAAATAAAAGAAATGCAGAGAAAGCCGGGAGCATAAGCGTTCCCGGCTAAAAGCATCGAAAGGGGAGGATACCAGTGGAAACAGAAATTCAGAAAGAAAATGAAGAGAAAAAAGAATATCTGAAATCCTATCGAAGAGTAGTAAAAAGAGAAAAGGATATCCTTGACGAGATCCAGCGACTGAGGTCAGACAAGATGTTTCCTTCCGTGGTCAATGATGGGATGCCGAAAGGCAGTAGTCAATCCGATCTGTCAGACTACATAGCTATCCTGGACGAACAGATTGAGCTCCTGAAGGCAGAACGGCTGGAAAAAGCCAGATGCTATCAGAAGATTGAAAGACAGATCAAACAGATGGAAAATGAGGATGAACAGGAAGTATTGAGATTGAGATATATAACAGGCCTGAAATGGGAAGAAGTAGCCTTGAAGATGAATTATAGCTGGAAATGGATACATAAGATTCATGGGCGAGCATTGCAAAATTTTAAAATCTGAAAGAGTACATGGAAGTACACACAACATCTGTGTTATTATTAAAATGGATTTCAGGAAAAATAAATAAAATCCTCCTTTCACAAATTCTGCCGTCCCATAGGCAGCGGTTTCAGAATATAGTTCAGTAGGGAGAATAAATGATTTATATCCAACGGGTTTCTGATTCGAGCCCTAGTGCTTCAATTGGATCCTTAAATATTATTCTTGGAAAGACATCTGACTAATAATGGTCTGATGTCTTTTTGTTGAAAAAAGAAAAGGGATGGTGTATTATGTTGAAAAAGACCCAGAGGAGAGATGAGTATATGAAGCCACGTATATTTGTTAGTTCCACTTTTTATGATTTAAAATATATGAGAGATGACTTGGCAAATTTTATAAGAGCACATGATTTTGAGCCGATTATGTTCGAAGAGGGGGATGTTGGATATACTCCAGGAAAAGATTTAGATGAATCTTGCTATGAAACTATGAAGAACGCTGACATGGTAGTACTAATAATTGGTGGAAATTATGGTAGCCCTGCGTCAGGAGAAAACAAAGGTGGAATTGAAGAATATTTATCCGTGACTAGAAAAGAATTTATAACTGCTGTAAAAGCAGCAATTCCGGCATATGTTTTTATTGATGCTTCTGTGTATACAGAATATGGAATATATGAAGAAAATATGCAGAACATTGAAGAGAAAAAATGCGAAATTAGGTTTAAAGCGACAAAAGATATTAATGTATTCAGATTTATAAAAAGCATAAAGACTATTGGAAACATTTCAATAACTGAGTTTAAGAAATCTGGAGAGATAAAAAATTTCCTTGGAAAACAGTGGTCTGATATGTTTAAAACATATTTGAAATCTTTAAGAGAAAATAACGATACTTTACATGTCCAAGATGCTATTGAGCGTTTAAATACAATGATGCAACAAATGGAGTTAATGGTTAATGGGCTAGGAAAAAAAGTTTTGGAAAATCAGAGTGCAGAATTGGGAGAAATAGTAGCACAGCAGCAACAAATTAAAGCGCGAGAAATTGCAAGACGAATATCTGATTATTTAACTTGCAATTTTAGTGATAATACTAGCAGAAAAAGTAACGTAACAGCTTTGGTAGATTGCTATAGAACTTTTCTAAAAGAAATGCCAGAAGATAAATTTGATTTGTCGGTTAAAGAGGATCATAAGAACTTTAATAGATTTGTAAGCAATCTTGCCATAAAAGGAATTGGCATAACTTGTATAAATGAAAGTTTGTTTGAACGTGATGAATTGTTAAAAGAGTTCTGTGACTCTGATGAAATCAAAGAAAAGGTGATTGTGAATTTGTTGAGAAGTCGGTATTATAGAAACTTAAGTAAACGAGAAGATGAAACGATGTTTAACGAAAAAAAGATTTCTGGTGAAATGTGAATATACATTCAATACACACCAACAGAGCAGCCTTTCGAGGCTGCTTTTGTTGTACTTAAAAACGAAACGAATGAGAGGTGGTGAGGCTTGCCAAGAGCACCAGATCAGAGAGCTGAAGAGGCCAGAAAACTATATACTTCTGGAGCGAAATTAATTGAAGTTTCTCAAAAGCTTGGAATCCCGGTAGGGACGATCCGAAGCTGGAAAAATAGATATAAATGGGATAATGCAACGTTGCAAAAGAATAAACGCAACGTTGCGAAAAAGAAGGGCGGACAGCCTGGAAATAAAAATGCGGAGGGGCATGGAGGAACCGGCCCGCCGGGAAATAAGAATGCAGTCAGGACAGGAGAGTTTGAAACTCTCTTTTTTGATACTCTGGAACCGGAAGAAAGAACGTTGGCAGAGATGATCCAGCCGAACAAAGAGCAGCTGCTTCTCAGAGAAATCCAGCTTCTTGCAGTCAGGGAACGCCGGATGCTGAAAAGAATCCAGTCTCTCCGTGAACTGGAAGCACAGACAGGATCTGAAGAAGATTCGGTACCATGCGGAATGTCTGTAACAGAATATACTTCCGGTATTGAAAAAGGAAAACAAACAGAACTTCGAAAGTACGAAGGCATCCTTGGCCAGATCCAGGCCATAGAGGATGCTCTGACCAGAGTGCAGGCCCGGCAGCAGAAAGCTATCGAGATGCTGCATAAGTTTGGTTATGACGATGCAAAGCTGGAACTTGCAACCATGCAGCTTGAATTTGAGATGCTGAAGCAGGATAACCAGGCAGAAGAGATCACAGATGATGGTTTCCTGGAGGCAATGAATGCAACAGCGCAAGATGTCTGGGGTGATGAGAATGTATGAAAAACTCAAAACTCTGAAAGATAAGCTGCAGAAAATGAAATCCAACAGAACCAATAGACAGACAGGCCAGACGTTTCATTTTTCTCCGTTCTCAAGAAAACAGAAACAGGTCCTGACCTGGTGGTGCAAAGAATCCCCGGTTCATAATATGGATGGAGTTATTGCCGATGGAGCAATCCGATCAGGAAAAACAATCAGCATGTCTTTATCATTCGTTATGTGGGCCATGAGTACCTTCACTGGCCAGAACTTTGCCATGTGCGGAAAGACCATAGGGTCCTTCCGGAGAAATGTCCTGTTCTGGCTGAAACTGATGCTCCGGTCAAGAGGATATTCCATCACGGATCACAGGGCAGACAACCTTCTGACCATCCGAAAAGACGGAAAAGAAAATTACTTTTACATATTCGGCGGCAAGGATGAAAGATCTCAGGATCTTATCCAGGGAATCACTTTAGCCGGCGTGTTCTTTGATGAAGTTGCCCTGATGCCGGAATCTTTTGTGAACCAGGCAACAGGCCGATGCTCTGTGAAAGGTTCAAAATTCTGGTTTAACTGTAATCCGGATGGCCCGTATCACTGGTTCAAACAGAACTGGATAGATAAATCCATCGGATATCTGGGAAAAGAAGAAACAGAGCGTATCAGGCAGCAGGCGGCCGCGGAGGGGAAAGATCCCGGTCTGAAAGATATTCTGTATCTCCACTTCACTATGGACGATAACTTGTCCCTGGATGAAGAGATCAAAGCCAGATACAGGAGTATGTACGTTGGAGTATTCTTTAAACGTTACATTATGGGACTGTGGGCGGCAGCAGAGGGAATCATCTACGACATGTTCGACGAGAACAAACATGTTCAGGATATCAAAGATTTCTATCAGCTGCTGGTCAACGGGAACAGGTATGTTTCCTGTGACTATGGTACACAGAACGCCACAGTATTTCTGCTGTGGAATAAAGGAACCAACGGGAAATGGTACTGCATCCGGGAGTATTACTATTCCGGAAGAAACAAAGGTAAACAGAAAACAGATTCAGAATATGCAGACGACCTGAAAGAGTGGCTGGATGGAACTAAGATCAAGGCGATTATCGTAGATCCATCGGCCGCTTCTTTTATTGCAGAACTCCGGAAACGGGGATATAAGGTCCTGAAGGCCAATAATGACGTTCTGGATGGAATCCGGCTGGTTGGAATGCTGCTGAACCTGCAGAAGATCGTCTTTGCTTCTTCCTGCAAAGAAACCATAAAAGAATTTGCTTCTTACATCTGGGATGAGAAAGCCCTGGAGAGAGGAGAAGACAAACCGGTGAAACAATTCGATCATTGTTGTGACGCTGTGAGGTACCTATGCAGCACCATAATCGGCAGAAAAGCAGCACGTTTCCGAGAGATAAGGAGGTGAGAAAAATATACACATTTACAATACCGAGAGAAAGTTTCGATGAGTTAAATCCGGATAAGCAGGTGATCCGCCAGCTGATCAGCAAACACATCAGTAAGGTGGACCGGCTGAAGAAGAATATGTCCTACTACGAAGGAAAGCACAAGATCCTGGATGAGACCAAACGGGAAAACCGCCTGGTGTGCAATCATGCAAAAGACATCTCTGATACAGCCAGCAGCTATTTCATCGGCAATCCAGTGACTTATAAATCTGAGAGAGACATCAAGCCTCTTACAGATGCACTGGAGCTGGCCGGAGCAGATGAGACAGACGGAGACAACGGTCTGGAGGCATCCATCTACGGCCTGGCTTACGAATATGTCTATGTGAAGGAAAACGAGAACAACCTGCAGACCAAGAACTTGTCTGCGGAAAATACCTTCATGGTAAAAGATGACAGCATAGAGGAAAACGAACTCTTTGCTGTCTATTATTATATCCGGAAAGATGATTCCGGGGAGCTTCCGGACCACTATATGGCTACAGTAGTGACCACAAACTATAAGTACGAGCTGGACATCGAGAACAGCAATACGATCCAGGCAACCACAGAGCCGGCGGTGCCCCATTATCTTGGTGAGATTCCGATCATTGAATACCTGAACAATAAACTGGCCATCGGAGATTTTGAACTGCAGATCCCACTGATTGATGCATACAATGCGCTGATGAGTGATCGTGTGACCGATAAGGAGCAGTTTATTGATGCAATCCTGGCTATCTATGGAACATTGCTGACCGATGAGGACGAACCGAACACTGAGGATGAAGACGAGAGCATCCGAAAGGCCAAAGCCCGTCTTAAAAAGTACAAGGTTCTTGAGATGCCGGACACAGCCAAAGCAGAGTATCTGACCAGGACTTTTGATGAAAACGGTGTGGAGATCCTTAAGAAAGCCATTGAGCAGGATATTCATAAGTTTTCCCACATTCCCTGTATGTCAGATGAAAGCTTCGGAGGGAACGTCAGTGGTGTGGCTATGGAATTTAAGCTCCTGGGCATGGAAAATATCACAAAGATCAAGACCAGATATTATAAAAAAGGTCTGAGAAAAAGAGTTCGGATATTCTGTAACTATCTGGCCTTGCATGGAATCAGCATCGATTCATCTGGGATCACGATGACATTCACCAGAGCACTGCCGAAAAATCTCCTGGAGATATCCCAGATTGTGGCAAATCTGTGGGGAAAAGTAAGCCGGAAGACCTTGCTTTCACAGGTTCCGTTTGTGGAGGATGTGGACGAGGAATTGAAAGCCTTGGAAACAGAGGAAGAAGAGAATCTGAAGCGGCAGCAGGAAGTGTTTGGCATGCAGGATAACACACCACCAGAACAGAATCCGGATGATAAGGAAAAGGTAAATGAGTAGGAAATACTGGGAACAGAGATCTGCCTGGGATATGTATCAGTTTATGGAGGATGCAGAAGAAACAGCAGATTTCATTGCCAGAGTATACCGGAAAGCCTCTCTCCAGCTGGAATATGCCGCAAGAGATATCTTTGAGAAGTTCATGACAAAATATGGTCTGTCAGAAACAGAAGCCTGGCAGATCATAAATTCCATTCAGGATAAAAACCCCATTGATCAGCTGAAACAGGAACTCCAGAACCGGAAAAAGGACAGTGAGATTCTGAAACAGCTGGAAGCTCCGGCGTACCGTGCAAGAATGGAACGCCTGCAGGATCTTATGACACAGGTAGATGCAGTGATGCAGCAGGTATACCAGCAGGAGAAGCAGTTCGATACCAAACTTCTGGAACAGCTTGGAGAAAAAGCATATTATCATTCCATCTATAACATGCAGAAAGAAACCGGTCTGGCATTCAATTTTTCTCATGTGAGCAGGAAACAGATCGACCAGGCTCTGCAGATGAAATGGTCCGGAAAACATTTTTCAGACCGTATCTGGCAGAACACACAGCAGCTTGCAGATTCCTTGAAGGATGAATTGCTGATTAGTCTCCTTACCGGCCGGACAGACCGGGAAACAGCAGAATCCATCCAGGCCCAGTGCGGAGGGGGAGCAAAGCAGGCCAGGCGATTGGTAAGAACAGAATCCTGTTACATGGCAGGAGAATTGGCTGCACAGAGTTATATTGACTGCGGGATCAAGAATTATCGCTATGTGGCAGTGCTGGATCTTCGTACCAGTGAGATCTGTCGGGAACTGGATGGAAAGGTTTTTCCGGTGAAAGACCGGAAAGCCGGAGTGAACTATCCGCCCATGCATCCATATTGCCGCTCCACAACGATTTCTGTCATAGATGATAAAATCCTCAGAAACATGAAAAGAAGTGCTTACAACCCGGAAACAGGGCGTACAGAGATGGTTCCTGCGGATATGACCTATAAACAGTGGTATGAGAAATACGTCAAAGGAAATCCAAAAGCAGAAGCCCAGGAAAAGGCAGTCAAGAACGCTGCATCAGACAGGAAACAGTATGATCAGTACCGGGAACTCCTTGGAAAAGACATGCCGAAACATTTTGCAGACTTCCAGGAAATGAAGTATAATGAACCTGAGAAGTGGGAATTGCTCAGGACTTATGCTCGTTCGGTGAAGAACGGAATGATATCTCCACTATCCGATTTTAAGAATTATCAGAAGATCTATGATGAAATCAATAAAAAAGTTGTTGGAGTCAAAACTTCTGAGGGAACCGAAGTAACCAGACAGAGCAAACACTTCATGGAGAGAGTGATCGGAACCATGAAAGATCCTAAAACTGGACGACCACGATCGGGAGTATCGGTGGAAGGAATAAAGGATGCGCTGGAGAAACCGGCGAAGGTATTTCCTGTGAGAACGGATCCTGGTGGAGAAAAAAGTCAGAAATATATGGGCAGAAACGGAACAGTTTCAGTAGATCCAGATACGGGAGTTCTGATTCAATGTAATCCAACAGATTCAGATTATGTGAGGAGAATAAGAAATGGAAATGCGAAGATTTGAACTGACGAATGAACAAATTGAATTTCTTAAAGAAATGTATCCTGACAATGAACTTGTTCAGAGAGTACTGAGTCATGAAAACAATGGAGTGTTTGAAGTAGATGTGGATACCAAAATTGATTTTATGGAGTACATGGAAGATGAGTCGGTATATTGGATGAATCCACATCATGAGCCATCAGCAAAAACATATATGCTCGAATCAATAAGGGATGATATTTATTATCAGACCAACTGATACCACCAGTCAGAAATGGCCGGTGGTCTTTTTATACCCATTTTTAAGAAAGAGAGGGCGAAGAACATGAAGAAATTATTTATCAGTCAGCCAATGAATGGCAAAGCAGACGAGGAGATTCTTGCAGAGCGAAAGGTGGCAATCAAAGCAGCAGAAGAGTTGTTGAGAGAACCTGTAGAGGTTATTGATTCTTTCTTCCGGTCAGCACCGGTAGGAGCAAAACCACTGTGATTTCTTGGAAAGTCCCTGGAGCTTTTATCTGATGCTGATATCGCCTATTTTGCAAAAGACTGGCAGAAAGCAAGAGGATGCAAGATCGAACATGAATGTGCGGTTGAGTATGGAATTCCGAGGATTGACCATGCGTAGGAGGTAAGGAATGGAAAACGAAGAATTTTTAAGGCTTTGTAAAGCAAAAGTAGCTGAATATACAAATTCACACATGGATAAGACCGATGGAAAACAGATCACAGTACAGGATGTGTACGTGGTATGGAGTTGTAAGACATTACAGAACAGTAAAGCACTTCTGAGCACGACTGTGCCGGATGGAATGTATTATGAGCTGACATATAACGGAGATAAGCACGAGTTATACCTTGATGCTTATAAGAAGTTTCAGAACATGTGCTTTAAACTGTAATTGCGCCGGCGCAACGGAGGGGAGGTGAAGAGAATGAAAGTGAAATGCATCAAAAGATACAGCGACATCTGCTTAAAAGAAGTAGTTGAGAAGGGAACTGTTCTGGAAGTAACAGAAAACAGAGGGGCACATCTGATCAGCGAGGGTGTTGCTGAGGCAGTGAGAGAAGCAAAGGTAGCAGCCAAAGGGAAGGAATAGGTGATCCAATTATCTCCCGGTGAGACGCAGGGTGAAGCGTCTTATTTTTTATGCCTTTTTCCGCCAGGCGTTAAAGAAGTGGATTCCACAAACTGAATGGCTCGGGCGTGAGAACGAATAGGCTGGGCAGAAAGGAAAAGATATGAGAAACAGAGTATTCAAAGCAATGTGTAAAGTTCCGATGAACCTGCAGTTATTCGCAGAAGGCGGAGACGGTGCTGGGGCCGGTGAGGGCAATGGCGGCGGATCTGGCGAAGGTACAGGCGGTGAGGGTGGAGATAATCCTCCATCTTTTGATGACTTCCTGAAAACAGGCGGTAATCAGGCAGAATTTGACAGACGTGTCCAGAAGGCAGTCAATACGGCAGTGACAAACGCACAGGAGAAGTGGCAGGCACTGACGGATGATAAGCTTTCCGAAGCTGAGAAATTGGCCAAGATGACCAAGGAAGAAAAAGCGCAGTACATGCAGAAGAAAAAAGAAAAGGAACTTTCCGACAGGGAGGCAGCAGTAACCAGAAGTGAGCTCATGGCAGAAGCAAAGAACAACTTGTCAGACGAAGGACTTCCGGTGGAGCTTGCAGAAGTACTGAATTATACAGATGCAGATGCCTGCAAGAAATCCATGGAAACTGTCAAAAAAGCGTTTCAGACTGCAGTTGAGAAAGCAGTCGATGAGAAGCTGAAGGGCGGCAAGCCTCCGAAAAAAGCACCAGAAACAAACACACAGGAAGCCCTTGAAAAGCAGGTATACAATGCGATGATGGGGATTTTTTAAAGGAGAGTGAATAAACAATGGCAATCAATACTTTAGCAACAGCAACCTTATTTATGACACAGCTTGATAAGATCGCTGTCCAGGAAGCAACCACTGGCTGGATGGATGCCAATGCCGGTCAGGTGATCTATAACGGTGGATCTGAAGTAAAGATCCCGAAAATGAGCGTTCAGGGAATGGGCGACTATGACCGTGAGGCTGGATACCAGCGCGGCTCCGTTACCCTGGAGTACGAGACCAGAAAAATGACACAGGACCGTGGCCGTCTCTTCCAGCTGGATCCGATGGATATCAATGAGGCAAACTTTATCCCGACTGCCGGTGCAGTTATGGGAGAGTTCCAGAGGACACAGGTAGTTCCGGAGATCGACGCGTACCGTATCAGCAAGCTGGCTACAGAAACACTCACTGCAGATAAAGCAGGAATGATCGGAGAATCTTATGTACCGGGAACTGCTTCTACATCTGCTCTGCGTAAGCTGAAAGAAGGGATCAAAGCGGTAAGAGAAAACTATAACGGAGCTCTTATCTGCCAGGCAACACCGGACTTTATTATGGAGCTGGAACTGGAACTTGCGGGCAAGATCACTGCAGTGACCTTCTCTAAAGGCGGAATTCAGACACAGGTTCCTTCTGTAGATGGTGTACCGCTGGTTTCCACACCTTCCAACCGTATGTACACAGCTATCAAGATCAATAACGGTAAAGATAGTGGCCAGGAAAAAGGCGGGTATGAAAAAGGAACATCTGCAAAGAACCTGAACTTCTTCATCTGCCCTGTAACCACGCCGATCGCTGTCACAAAACAGGATATCATGCGTATCTTCGACCCGACAACAAACCAGAAATTGAACGCATGGCAGATGGATTACCGCCGTTTCCATGATATGTGGATTCTGGATAATAAACTGGATTCCATTTATCTGAGTATCCAGGAGGCGAAAGCATGAGGCTGATCCGTAAAAATGTAGAAAGAGAAGCGGAAGGATCTGCAGCAGAAAAGCTGATCAGTGATGGCTTCACACCGATGAAAAAAGCCACACCAGACACAGTACCGGAAGAGAAAATCGGTAAGGATATCGAGGATATGACAGTTGAAGAACTGAAAACTCTTGCAAAGGAGAAAGGACTGACCGGTGTCTCCTCCCTGGCAAAAGCGGACCTTCTGGCAATCCTGAAAGGGTGATACGATGGCATCAGCAGAAGATATCAAAAAGCTGAAGATCCTGACCGGAGAAAAGAATGAGGAACTTCTGTCTGTCCTTCTGGATGAAGCTGAAGCTTTCGTGCTGTCCTACACCAATCGCAAACAGTTAAGGACCGGGCTGGAAAAGGCAGTCCGGGATCTTGCTGTGATCGCTTTGAACCGGATGGGAACGGAGGGGGAAAAGTCCAGAAGTGAGGGCGGAGAGAGTTACACTTTTGAGGATGCGCCGAAACAGATCTACGACACGCTGAACCGGTATCGCCTGGCCAGAGTAGGAGGAAAGACTTATGAGGCTGAGAAGAAGCAGACTTGAGGAATTTTTCCATAAGAAAATGACGGTAAAGAAAGATAAGGAAGGCAGTACCAGCGAGGAATATGGTGCTGCATCTTCTGTTACCGGAGAAAGCTGGCCGGCATCCGGAAAAGTACAGGTTGAGCAGTACGGCCAGAGACTGAATTATATCCGGAATATCCGGATACAGGGAAGCTATAAGATCCAGACGGATGAAAAAGGCCGGCTGCATTATATCCTGGAAGATGGAACAGATATAGAGGAACGGGACGGGATTTGTTTGTATGTGGCAGCAGATCAGCTTCCAGACTATCGGATCATATCCATCAAACCATATCGTTTCCTTACCATAGAGGTGGAAAAGATATGAGTGTAAATGGATTTGATGAAGTGGAGAAAGCTTTGCAGGAGGTGTCCGAGTTGGACACCCGGCAGGCAGTTGGAGAAGCGATCCAGTTTGTACGGTCAGCAGCAGTTGAGAATTGCCATGCAGATACCGGAGAACTCCGGCAGAGCATTTTTGCGGAAACCACAGAGGAAGAAAACTCTGTCACAGGGATCTGCTGGACAGACAAAGCTTATGCTCCGTACATAGAGTTCGGAACCGGACCGAAAGGCCAGGAGAAACATGCCGGCATCTCTCCGGAAGTAACTCCGGTCTATACTCAACAGTCATGGTGGATCCATGAAAGCCAGATAGACAGAAGGGTGGCTGAAAAGTACCGTTGGCCATATATGGACACGCCGGATGGAAGATTCTATAGATGCAGCGGAAATCCGGCCTATCCGTTCCTGTATCCGGCTATGAAGGATAACGAAGAACAGATCTTAAAGATGCTGGGCGGAAGCCTTGCGTCAGATTTGGAGGATATATGAAGAATGTAAAAGATCAGGTGTACGCGGCACTGTGCACGGTGTCCGAAAATGTTTCAGATGCTTATCCACGTTCCTGGGCGGAGGGCTCAACGATCCAGTATACCGAAGAACAGAACGATGTATACGAAGCCAGCTCCGATGCTGAAGGAATGAGAGAGGATAAAGCCCTTGTAAGATACCGGATTGATATCTGGAACAATCACAGCACTTCAGAAGCAGCTCTGCAGGTAGATGAAGCGATGAAAGTGACAGGCCTGAAACGGATCGCATGTGCAGATGTGCCGGATCCGTCAGGGATGAAGCATAAACAGATGCGCTACGAAGGGATCATTGATATGGATTCTGACAGCGTGTACTGGAGATAAGGAGGAATAGCGATGTTAGCAAATGGAGCAACATTAGGTTACAGAAAACACACAGCTGGAGAAAACTCTGCAGCTTACACAGATCTTCCAGGACTGAAAGAGATCCCGGAAGTCGGAGTGGAACTGGATAAGGAGGAAAACACCTGCCTTACAGATCCGCACAAGATGTACGAGGAAGGCATTGGAGACCTTCCGGATATGAAGTACAAATGGAAGTACGACAACAGTAAAGCCGGAAGCCCGTACAGGCTTATGAGAGATGCAGCAGACAAAAAAGAGATCTGGGATTTCCAGGAAAAAACAAAAGATGGAACAGTTACCGAGTTTACTGCACAGTTTTCCGTAAAACGTACAGGCGGTGGAGTAAATGGTGTGATCGAGTTTGAGGTGACCATGGCCGTACAGTCTGAGATCAAACAGACAGATCCGGCGTAAGGAGGAATAAAAGATAATGAATTTTGAAGGCATTCAGGATCTGGGCGGAGCTTCTGCCCAGAATGAGACACAGGCTCCAGAGGAAAAAGTAGTCAATCTGGAGGAACAGAAGAAAAAGAGACAGCCCTTTGCTTATTGGAATGTAGGCGGCAGGAGCTTCAAGATGAAACTGAAAGCTTCCGGAATCGGACGCCTGGAAAATAAGTACAGACAGAATCTCATGAATATGATCGATGATATTCCGCCGCTTTCCGTGATGCTGACGATCATCCAGGAAGCAATGTCACCGTGGGAGTATGGGATTGATTATCAGGATGTGCAGAAGCTGTATGACGCATGGATCGATGAAGGGAACAGTCAGCTGGAACTCTATCAGAAGATTTTGATCCCGCTCATGGTGGTATCGGGTTTTTTACCGGAGAAAACAGCGGTATCCCTTCTGGAGGAAATCGAGAACGCCTGATGTCAGAACAGCTCTCGGAGCTGTATCCGGTAGCTCTTGAGATGGGGATCCTGGCGGAAACATTCTGGAACCTTTCTGTAAATGAGATATTTGATACTTTGGCAAATATAAGAAAGCGGCTGCTAAGAGAAGAAAAGCAGCGGATCATGGATAATTTCATACAGGCCCAGGCCATAGCAGTAGATATCTCAGCGTTATTTGCCAAAGATGGCAAGATAGCCCATCCCTGGGATTATTATCCGGAACTGTTTGAAAAAGAACAGAAGGCATACGAAGAAGCAGAGGAAGCCCGCCAGTGGGAAGAGTACATGGAAAAAAGAAGGGCGTACAACGCAGAATGGAACTATAGACATAATCATTAATTTGTTGAGAAAAAGAGAGGAGGTGAGACCATGGGAGATACACTTCATAAGATGCAGGTGATAATTGAAGCTACAACAGAACCATTGAAAAAAGGGATGGAAAACAGCCGGCGGGAAGTAAAGAAAAGCGTTGAAGAAATCCAGAAGGAAACTGAGAAAATAAAGAATCCGTTCAAGGGGATGGAAAGCAAGGCACTGCAGCCGGTAAGGAATACCCTGAATAAGATCAGGGAAATGCTCAGCAGGAATCCTGTGAAAAATTTCCAGATCAAGGCAGGCATCAAAGTTCCAACGGAAGAGTATGCAGAATTGCAGAAAAATTTATCAAAAGCACAGCAATCATTGGAAAAACTACAAGAAAAACAGCACAAATTTGAAAACACGGGTAAATCTAAAGAGAACCAGCAATGGAAAAGCCTTGTAGTTGATATTACTCGAGCTGAAAAAAAACTCAGTGAATACAAAGATGCTGCAGCCAAAATGGAAACGTCAGGAACTGCTTTTAAACAAACCCCTACAGACGAATATCGTGAAATCAGAAATTCTGTTAAAAGTTTAAACGAAGAAATAGAAAAATATGAAAAAAAAGGTGAAAAGCTTGAGGCGATGGGCGTTAAGAAAGAAAGCAAGCAATGGAGAAGCCTTATATACGATATTGAACAAGCTCGCGGGAAGCTGTTTGAGTATGAAGAAAAAATGAAATCGTTAGAAAAATCAGGAAAATCAACTCAGCAGGTGCCAACAGAAGAATATCAAAAAATACAAAAAGACATTTTGAAAGTAAATAAGGAACTTGATGCTTATCGCGAAAAAAAGAATAAGCTCCAAGCTTTGGGCGTATCAAAAGAAAGTCAGGAATGGAAAAGCCTTACATATGACATTGATCAAGCGAAAATAGCTGTAGAGGAGTATAAAACAAAGGCCAGACAGATGGAATCCTCAAATACAGACGTAAAGCGGCCGGTATCTCTTCCGAAACAGGCATTGAACTTTGGAACAGGAATTTTCAAAGGAATAGGAACAACTGTTTCAAAGGGCTGGGGAGGCTTTACAAAGCTTCTGGGAGGTGTTGGAAACGTTGCATCTTCCTTCACCGGTGTGATCCGAAAATGCTCCGGTGCTTATGCTGCACTGATCCAGAAGTTCACATCTGGAATCCCGTTTCTTAACAGGACAAAATCTTCGTTCAATGGTCTGGGAACATCCGGACGAGGCTTGACAGGTATACTGAAGACGATCGGAATGACTGCAAAATTTATGTTTGCAAGTTTTGTGATCCGTGGAGCTGTAGATGGCGCAAAGCAGGGATTTCAGAACCTCGCACAGTACAGTGGAGAAACAAACAGAAGTCTTTCTCTGCTGATGTCTTCTCTGACACAGCTCAAAAATTCACTGGCCACAGCCTTTGCACCAATCCTGAATGTTGTAGCACCAATTCTGAACAGTTTCATTCAGACGGTTATTAAAGTGGTAAATTCCATAGGCCAGCTGATGGGAGCCCTCACAGGCAAAACCACCATGGTCACGGCCAAGAAAGTCAATCAGGATTATGCTGCAAGTCTTAACAGTACCTCAACGGGTCTGAAGAATAATGCAAAGAACGCGGATACGGCATTAAAAGCGGCAAAACAATATCAGCGCACTCTTCTGGGATTCGACCAGATCAACAAGCTGAACGATGATTCAGACAGCTCCGGATCAGGAGGAACAGGAAGTGGAACGGATACATCACCGCTTGGTGGCGTTAATGATATGTTCCAGACAACGGCCATCAAGAGCCGTTTCAAAGATCTCGCAAAACTGATCAAAGATTCCTGGAAGTCCGGTGATTTTACAGAACTTGGCGCCATGGTCGGCAATAAGCTCAACGAAGCACTGGAACGTATTCCGTGGGGTAAAATCCAGAATACCTGTAACAAGATTGCAAAAAGCATTGCCACTTTTCTGAATGGCTTTATTGAAGCTACGGATTGGAAATTAGTTGGTAATACATTCTCTAAGGGAATGAACACAGCCTTTGGATTTGTAGATACCTTTGCAAAGAATTTCCACTGGAACAGTCTTGGGAAAGCTATCGGAGATGGGATCAATGGTGCTCTTGAAGGCCTTGACTGGAATCTGATCAAAGGAACCGTACATGATACCGTCTTTGGTCTGGTAAGCACACTGAATACAGCGATTGCGACAACCAATTGGAGTGTAGTTGGAAAAACAGTTGGAGAGTGCTTTAACACACGACTGGAAGCACTTTATACCACAGTTCATAACTTTAACTGGAGAGGCTTGGGCACTGCACTGGCTGATCTTGTAACCAACACGGTCAAAACCATTGATACAGAAAAAATAGGACAGACCTTATCCGATGGGATAAAAGGCTTTTTTGATTTTGCAATCTCAGCGATCGAACACATGGATTGGTGGTCCATGGGGGACACCATCTATAACAAAGCAAAAGATCTGATGGTAAACATTGACTGGAGCGGAATTGCTGACAGAGTTTTTGAAACGATTGGAGCTGCATTTGGGGGTTTTGCTGCATTTATTGGCGGTATCTTTAAAAATGCAGTTGCAGATGCAAGAAAGTATATTATAAAGCATTTCACAGAAGCTGGAAAATTCACCTGGGAAGGCTTTAAAAATGGTGTTGTGCAGTCATTTAAAGATATAGGAACCTGGATCAAGGCACACATTTTTAAACCATTCATAAACGGATTCAAAAAAGCTTTCGGAATCCATTCACCATCAACAGTCATGCGTACGCAGGGCGGATATGTTATATCTGGCCTGTTCAATGGTATGAAAGCAGGATTGCCAGCTGTACTGTCTTGGATTGCTAAACTCCCAGGGCAGACAAAAGAGAAACTTGGAAATGCCAAAACATGGCTACGTGGGAAAGGAAATGCTGCGATCACCGGTCTGAAAAATGGCTGGGAAGCTGTAAGAGAATCAACATTCCTGAGCAGAGTAAAGAAAATCGGTTCTCAATCTTTCAACGCTATCGGAGATATCAAAAGCAAAGTAACGCCGAAAGGCAGGGATATCATAAGCGGAATGAGAACCGGCCTGAATAACAACTGGAGCTCTCTGTCTGGAATATTAAGTAATATACCAGGCAAGGTGGCAAACGCAATTCCAAGCTTATACACAGTTGGCCAGAATGTTATTCAGACTTTTGCAAATGGATTTTCAAGCATCCATATCCCTATGCCACATATCAACTGGGATTGGGAAGGTGGATCTATAAAAATCGGTAACTTCAAATTTTCATTGCCACGTTTCAATCTGAGCTGGTACGCAAATGGCGGATTCCCTGGTATGGGAGAAATGTTCGTGGCAAGAGAGTCCGGACCGGAGCTTGTCGGAAGAATGGGAAACCGTTCTGCGGTGGCAAACAATAATCAGATCATTGCCGGAATCCGGGCAGGTGTATTTGAAGCAGTTGTGAATGCTTTTGAAAGCATGCAGGGCAGAAATGATCGTGGACAGGAACTCCACATCTATCTGGAAGGCGATGCAAAGAAATTGTTTAAGGTGATCCGCCAGGAAGGAAACAACTATCAGAAACAGACCGGAAATCCGGTATTTGGATAAGGAGGCGGTAAAGTGACAGATGATATCATTATTGACGGAGTTACGATGCCGACTCCGGCCCTTTCGGGTTTGACAATAAAAAAGGAAAAAATCTGGTCAAATAATACTGGGCGTGTAGCGAATGGTGATATGGTAGGCGATCTTATTGCTATTAAATATACGTTGGAAATTACATGGCCCATGTTAAGCAGAGTGGATGCTGCCAAGATTGATGCAGCAATCAGCCCTGCTTTCTTTAATGTGACATTTACGGATCCTGGAAGCAATTCCCGGATAACAAAGAGATGCTACTCAAACACACCATCCTATCCGGTATACAGTTATGTGGACGGTGTGAAAACATACAAAGGAGTAGGGGCGACACTGATCGGAAAATAAGGAGAACAGAACAATGAAAATGCAAAACAAAGAAATTGTAGACTTTTTAAATACTTGCGTATCTATGAAAAAAAAGAGCTTGCCAGTTCGTCTGGCATATGCGATCAAAAAGAACGTGGCAGCAGTTCAGGAGGCTGCGTCAGCTTACACTGCGGAACGGGAAGAATTGATCCGCAGATACGCCAAGAAAGATGAAAATGGTGAGATTATGACGGAAGACGACTGCTATATCATGGAAGACAAAGAAAGATTTGGGAAGGATATGAGTGAACTTCTGAATATTGAGACCGAGGTGGAGATTCATACTGTTTCCATCTCAGTAGTCGAGAAATGTGACGAAGATCCGAAATATGATTCACTGACCATGGCTGAACTGGATGTCATTGATTTCATGCTGACAGAGTAAGGAGGTGGTCCTGTGTATCAGTCAACAACAGCATTTGGAACCTTGATACAGCAGGATTCCAGAACATTTAAGTGTTTACTCACTTATGGAGAAACATCCATCACAACCGTACGAAGTATCAAATTTACTGGAGGTTCTGAAGGAGAAGACGATTTTTCTCTGGGTTCTACCATGTCACAGTACATAGAAGTGACGATTCCTGGCAAAGGACTGGTAGTTGAAGGAACAGAAATGCTCCTTCAGATTGGTATGGACGTGAACGGAAAAACAGAATATATCCCCATGGGATATTTTACAGCAGGAAAGCCCAAAAAAGCGGATGATCAGATCACGTTCACGGCTTACGACCGTATGATGAACACAGAGCGGACGTTTTCCATGAATGGCACAACTACAAATACAGTGGCAGTACTAAAGCGGATTGCGGATATCACAGGTGTTCCTGTAGTGACATCCGGATTAATTGCGATATCCATAAAAGTGCCGAAAGGATATAGCTGCAGGGAAGTCCTTTCTTATGTGGCGCAGCTTTATGGGGCGTTTGCGGTTTGTAACCGTATAGGTCAGATCGAGCTACACACCTATGTGGATTCAGCATATAAAATAGGAGCAGGACGGTACTGGGGAAACTTTGAACATAACGATTATGCTTTTAATGTGACTAGACTGGTGTGCACCACCGGAGAGGATAAGAACGGAGCAAGTATTTCGATAACTGCAGGTTCTGGAACAAGGAGCATATCACTGTCAAATCCGTTTATGACACAGGCAGTACTCAACAAGATTCTGGCATCCTTCAAAAATTTCTCCTATATGCCAGGTACATTGAAAATGCTGGGAGATCCACGATTGGATCCTTGGGATATCCTGACTGTAGCAGATCTGTCTGGAAACACATATAAAGTTCCTATCATGAAACTGGAGTGGGAGTATGATGGAGGTCTTACTTATTCAGTTGAGGCAGTTGGCCTGTCAGAAGAAGAAACCAATGCAGATTATAAAGGCCCACAGACAAAAGAAATGGAACGGTATTATGCACAGTTGGTAATGATTGACAGGGCGATGATCAACAAACTGGATGTGGAAACTGCAAAAATCACGTATGCATCTATTAAGGAATTGGATGTAGTTAAAGAGAATGTTGATAACCTTACAGCTAATAAAGCGGACATCAGAGATCTAACTGCAGCAACCGGTCGAATTGATAATCTGGAATCAAAAAACATTCAAACCGATAAGCTCATTGCCGGTAAAGCAGATATCACAGATCTAACCGCAGCAACCGGTCGTATTGATAATCTGGAATCAAAGAATATTGAGACAGATAATCTCGTTGCCAAAAAAGCAGATATTGATCTTGCGAATGTGAATAATGCATGGATCAATAAAGGTGTTCTCAAAGATGGCTCCATTGGCTCAGCAGCAATCCATGAAGGAGCTGTAACAAACGCTAAGATTGCTGATGCGACGATTGAAGCAGCGAAGATCAAGTCTATCAATGCAGATTCTATTGTAGCCGGTACGATTAAGACAGAGCGCCTTATCATCACCGGTCCGGATGGTCAGGACTCTATTGTCAAAGCAATCAACATCGCAAATGGCGTATCTGAGGCAGAAGCGAATGGTCAGAAGATCCAGGCCGCTTCTATAGATGTCGTTGATCTGTCTGCATTCCAGGCTAAGATTGCCCAGTTTGATATGAGTCAAAATGCCATCTATAGTGGCAAGCTGGCTATTAATGATCCGACAAGCGGTGTTTATATTTCCACCACCGGGCTTGGGCTTGGTGACGGAGCTCTTACAAGTAAGAAAGAATCGCCAATTCAGATGTATGCCGATGGTATATTTAAGCTTAAAGGCAAGAATTCATCGTTGGAATTCAATCCAGTGATAGATATATTAGATATTAATGTCAGCAAATTCCGGATTGGTTCAAAAGAAGCAGCCACAGTAGATAATACAGTCAAATCAACACTCGAACAGTTTTATTCATCCACATCCCCAACATCATTAGTTGGTGGTTCATGGAGTAATGATCAGCCCACATGGACAGAGGGTAAGTATATTTGGAGACGAAATTTCGTAACCTATGGAGATGATCGTACTGAATTCACGCCTTCTGAAAACGGAGTATGTATAACAGGTAATACCGGGGCTCAGGGTGCTCGTGGTCCACAAGGTGCCGCCGGACCCAAAGGTGAAACTGGACCGCAGGGACCGAAAGGTGCTACTGGACCTCAGGGACCACAGGGCATCCAAGGAGTGAAAGGCGCTGATGGTAAAACATATTATACATGGGTCAAATATGCTGATTCACCTACTTCTGGTATGTCCGATAATCCAAGCGGCAAGAAGTATATTGGTTTTGCGTATAATAAAATAACAGGAACTGAAAGCACGTCTTACTCAGACTATTCTTGGTCGCTGATCAAGGGTGAAAAAGGGGAAACCGGAAATACCGGAGCTCAGGGCGCTACCGGTAACGGTATCAAGTCGATAACTTATTATTATGCCAGGACAACATCTCAGACAGCGCCCAGTGCAGGAAACATCACATCGACTACAATGCCCACTCTTGACGCTACGAATAAATATTTATGGCAGAAAGAAGTAATCAACTATACGAATAACACGAATCAGACGACAGTGTTATTACTGGCTGTATATGGAAACACGGGCGCTCAGGGACCCAAGGGAGATAAAGGAGCTACTGGACCTCAGGGACCAACTGGACCTAAAGGAGAGACAGGTGCTCAAGGACCACAGGGAAACCCTGGATCTACTGGTCCTCAGGGTGTAAGCGTTACCACCATCAAAGATCAGTGGTATAAATCAACATCAAATACTGCTCAGGCCGGTGGTTCATGGTCCGATACTCAGCCCAACTGGGAGTCCGGAAAATATATCTGGACAAGATCACACATCACATTCAGCAATGGAAACACAACCACAACAAATCCCGTCTTGGCAAACGCAATCAATAACGCAAACGCCAACGCAAGTAATGCCAATTCTTCAGTAAATGCTTTAAATAAGATTGCGGCAAAGAGCTATTCTTTTGGCGGGGCAAACAACAAAGCGCAATGGGTTCGACTTGGGACACTCACGTCCGCCGGCGATGCTTCAGTTGTCGTTATTACTCTTCAGACCGGAAACGGTTTCAACGGGACAGAAAGCCAAAATTCTCAAGCCGAGATCATCATAAAAGATGGGTGGCAGGACAAAGCAAGTACGACGGCGGCATTTGGAGCAAGCGTTACACGACAGAACACTAAAGACCTTCTGGTTAGTGTACGAGCAACTGCATCGAATGTGTGTGAAGTTTGGACATATCTTCCATGGCTATACTGGAATGGAAATTACACCATATCTGGTATTTACAGCGGATGGAATCCAAATTTTACAAAACAAGACACAAAGCCAACGAATGGTGTTGAGCAGTCACTGGCATATCGAACTACGGCAGAAGATGCTTACACGTTAGCCTCTGGTCTGAAAAAAGACGTGGATATAAGTTCTGAATTTGTGAAAACATACAACGATTGGGCGTTTAAATGGAAAACAGCCACAATGGTTGACGGCGCCGAAGTTGGAACTTATCAGAAATATATCACTCTTGAAAGTGGCAATATTTTACTTGGTCATTCCAATTCCAAAAACAAATTGAAGATCACCAACGATTCCATCCAGTTCAAAGGCACCAGCGACACCGCCATAAAACCAGATTCCGACGCAACTGCCTGGATCACAGGAAAGGTATTCCATATCAATTCCGGAGAGATCGAGAGCAGCTTGAAGTTTGGTAATGTGAAGCTAAGACCATCCAGCAATAATACACTGATTATCAGAGATCCAAGTGATACAAAAGACATGGCCGAATTTGGTTCTACTGTAAGGATTGGCGAAGTCAGTGGACGTAATACACAAATCGATACAGCTGGATTGAGAGTGTTAAACTCATACAGCGTTATCGCGCACATTGGATATGGACCAGCCAACGATGAAAACAATAAACATGTCTACCTGCCTTATTATACCTTTGGAAGTAGAAAAAACGAATCGTTAATTGGTGGTTTTTCAGTAGCGGAGGGTTGCAATTCGACGGTGAGCGGTTATTGTGCACATGCAGAAGGATTTAACCCAATTGCGTCGGGACAGGCCTCACATGCACAGGGAGTAAACACAGTAGCATCAGGGGAGTGCTCTTGCGCTGGTGGAGAAGGTTCGAAAGCAACAGAGAGGTTTTCGTGCGCGATTGGAAACCATGTTATTGCAGCTTCTGCGAGCCAAACTGTTATTGGAAAATATAATACTCAGGATGCTTCAAATGCATATTCGTTAATTATTGGTAATGGTGGGTCTGATACAACTCGTTCGAATGCGCTCACTGTAGGATGGGGAGGAGACATCACTGCTCCTAAACTCACATCTAAAGCTGATTTATATTTTGGATTTGCTGGAGGGAATTCATTCAGACCATATTACACGAAAGGTAATTCCGCATCATTTAAAGTATGGCTAATGGGATATACAACATCTGGTATGGCAGAAGTGCTATTTTTCATGCCATTCTCAAGACCAATTATTGGCGCAAGCGGCGTGAGTGTATCAAGTGTCAACGGTCTTATCATACGTCAGAACAATAAATATCTGTATGGCAGTACGGCGACAGTATATGTGAAACCATCATCATATACTTCAGAAATTGTGGATGGAGGCCAAGGCGTAAACATCCGAGCCAAAATGCCGAACACTACTAATGTCACAAATAACACAGCGTGTGCTATCACGGCAAGTATAAAAATCACATTCAGCTAAAGGAGAATCAAAATGGCATTAAAAAAGAAGGTAATTCAGGACGATGGTATAACTACTGAATATCATCGCATCCTGTATGTATCCAATACTGTAAACAGTCATTGCTCTATTTCCGTGATTTCTCTGATTTCAGAAAAAATCAGGAAGAAACAACTTGCTGGAGAGATTCAGCAACCTTATCAGAAAATTGTCACCTATGAAACTGAGAAATTTAGCGATCTGAGTATCAAGGAAGCATATGAATATCTCAAAACCCTTCCGGAGTTCGAAGGAGCGGAAGATGTTTTCGAAGATAAGAATAACAGTGTTTGATTGAAAGGATAGAAAGGATTTATTTATGAAGATTAGAGCCGAGCCGTAACAGGCTTTTTTATTTTACAGAAAATTGCGCCGGCGCAACAGCGAAGAAAGGAAATAACAATGAACGAAAATCATATTAAAGCAATTTTTACAGCAATTTTTGCACTGATCAGCTCCATTCTCGGGGTACTGACAGTGCCGGTATTCCTGATGGTAGCCTGCAATGTCCTTGACTATGCTACTGGACTTATGGCATCTACATACAGAGCTGAAGATATCAATTCATACAAAAGCATTCGTGGAATCATGAAGAAAGTGAGCATGTGGCTTCTGGTGATTGTAGGAGCGATCATTGATCAGCTTCTTTTATATGCTTCCCAGACTGCAGGCATCACATTACCATTTACGTTCCTAGTAGCCTGCATTGTGGCAATCTGGATTATTTGCAACGAGATCATCAGTATCCTGGAGAATATCAAAGATATGGGAGTAACAATTCCAGCATTCCTGATTCCACTTGTAACACATGTAAAGTCTCAGGTGGAAGATAAAGTTAATATCAATCCAGAAAACGAGGATTCAGAGGGCGAGTGATCGTCCTCTTTTTGATTGAAAGGAGAAAACGATGAAAGAAATGGAAGTTTTTAAGAATGCAGAGCTTGGCTCAGTACGTGTTGTAATGGTAAACGAGGAGCCGTATTTTGTTGGAAAAGATGTGGCAGAGATTCTCGGGTATTCAAATGCCAGTAAAGCACTTGCCGATCATGTGGATGATGATGACAAACTCAATAACGAATCGTTATCGAGTTTAGGACAGCGTGGAGGATGGATTATTAATGAATCTGGTCTTTACAGCTTGATTCTTTGCAGTAAGCTCCCGTCAGCAAAACGTTTTAAAAAGTGGATCACATCTGAAGTATTACCTTTGATTCACAAACACGGTCTGTACGCCACAGACCAGGTGATCGACAACATCCTGAACAATCCGAATTTCGGCATCGAACTCCTTACAAGACTGAAAGAAGAACGTGCGGCCAGGGCAGAAGCAGAAAGAAAGAATGCCATCCTTATGCACGTAAACAAAACCTACACAGTAACTGAGATTGCCAAGGAGCTGGGATTGAGATCCGCAACACAGCTGAACAGGATCCTGGCAGAGAAGAAAATCCAGTATCAGGTAAATGGTACCTGGGTAATGTATTCCAGATACAGTGATCAGGGATATGAAGAGATCAAGAGGAAGTCCTGGATTCCGGAAGGGTGATCTATCACAGACGTATCACCCAGATGGGAAGAGAATTCATCCTGAGTTTATTCCAGGCAGCAGCCTGAGAGAGGAGAAAAACATGTTAAAGATCATGGGAAAATCACAGGCCAGCATTGAACAGATGCGGGCTTATATCAGAAAGATGAATCCGAAGGTGTCCGATTCGGTCATAAAGATGATTCCATTATACATCACAGAAGGGGCAGCGGAAGGTGTCCGTGGTGATATTGCTTTTGCCCAGTCCTGTCTGGAAACCGGAAACTTCACATTCAGCGGATCGGCAGTAACACTTGCCCAGAACAACTTCTGCGGCATGGGCGTGCCCAGAACAGGTGTAAAAGGCAACAGCTTCAAGACGCCGACAGAGGGCATCCGGGCCCAAATCCAGCACCTGCAGGCCTATGCTTCCACGAATCGGCTGAAGAACCGCTGCGTGGATCCACGCTATACATACGTCAACAGAGGCTGTGCGCCTTATGTGGAGTGGCTTGGGATCCAGGAAAACCCCAAAGGACAGGGCTGGGCAGCTGGCCGGAATTACGGCCAGAAAATCATCAGCATTTTGAATAGCATATTATCTATCAAGACATCAAAAACAGAAAAGGAGAGTAATACCATGAATATCAACACAAGCCTTATTAGTAACAATAACAGCTATGCAGGCCAGACACCGGCGTATATTGTAATTCACAATACAGATAACTATGCGAAAGGTGCAAATGCGAAAGCGCATGCAAAAGCACAGCATGATGGTAACTTTAAGGGATATTCCGCACATGTATATGTAGATGATACAGAAGCGTATCAGGCGCTTCCGTACAACCGTGGAGCATGGCACGTGGGCGTCAACTACGGCGGTCGGCTGTTCGGTACTGTCAACAACAGAAATTCAGTAGGAATCGAGATGTGCGTTCAGGCGGGCTATAACTACGAGAAAGCTTTCCAGAATACAGTCCAGGTGTGCAAACAGCTTATGAAACAGCTGGGAATCCCGGCAGACAGAGTTGTGCAGCATTATGATGTATGTGCAAAGAACTGCCCGTCAGCGATCCGTGCAAAAGGTGACTGGAACCGGTTCAAGCAGCTGATCGGAGCTAAGACCGCCACACCGACGGTAGATAAGTACTATCGCACAAGAAAGTCCTGGGCTGATAGCAAGAGCCAGATCGGAGCATACAAGAGCCTTGAGAATGCAAAGAAAGAGTGGAAACAGGGATACACCATCTATGACTGGAACGGAAAAGCAGTGTATCCGGTACAGACTTCAAAAAAGGCAGTAGTTCTGACGGGAAAGTTTGAGACCCAGCTTCCAATCATCAGGAAAGGGAATTCCGGCGTTGCAGTTTCTGTGCTGCAGTCTGTACTTGGTGTTACTGTGGATGGCAATTTCGGAGACGATACAGAAACATCCCTGAAAGTTTTCCAGAAAAACACAGGCGTAAAGGTAAGTGGAACCTGTGGTATTGATTCCTGGAAAAAGGTGATCGAACATGTGAAGGCAAACACAAAATAACTTCCTATTATAAAAAAGTCCGGCAGGTACCCACTGCCGGACGGATATTGTATCATCATTTATGTGCCAATGTTCTGGCAATCATGTCGTTTACTCTGAACAGAGTTTATACAGAGTGGTACCGAAATAAGGGTTATGATTTCACCATTACATCCTCCACAGCATACGACCACAAATGGATCCATGGCAGGAATATTTTTGAGAGTATAGACCGGATCGTGGATGAACTTTTTGAAAACTACCTTTCCAGACCGGATGTACGTCAGCCGATCCTGACCCAGTACTGTGACGGACGCCAGGTGCAGTGCAGGAATCGGGGATGGATGACCCAGTGGGGAAGCAAAGCTCTGGGAGATCAGGGATATTCCGCCATTGAGATCCTGCGGAGCTTCTATGGAAACGATATGTATATCAATGTGGCGGAAGCAGTTTCCGGGATTCCCGCATCCTGGCCGGGATATGACCTGACTATCGGTGTTACCGGAGAAAAGGTACAGCAGATCCAGGAACAGCTTAATGCCATAGCAAAAGCCTATCCTGCTATCCCGTCAGTGACTGTGGATGGTATTTATGGTCCGGCTACCGCTGCATCTGTAAAAAAATTCCAGAATATATTCGGGCTTCCTGCATCCGGAGTGGTGGATTATCCAACCTGGTATAAGATACAGGACATTTATGTAGCAGTGACCAGGATAGCGGAGCTGCAGTAA